ACCTATAACTATTTGTTTTTTTATACTTTCAATATTCGTATAATTGTTTTTTGGTAATATATAAGATTCATCAATATTCATTATTTACGTTTAAAAAAAAATTTATTATTGTTACCATCTTTAATTACTTTATTACTACCAATTCTTTCAATAGTATTATTAAGTTTAGGTTGTGGTACATTTACCGAATAACCTCTTTGACCTTCTTTAATTTCTTTAATATCAGCCAAGGCTATTTTACCTGAAGACATTATTGGATTATTTGTTGGCATTTCAATTGTTGCTTCTGGTATAAAAATATCAGTTTCTATTGGTGATAATTCTTTTGGGAATATAATTTCTCCAGTTTCAGGATTCATATTTACTCCCTCATTTTCATCTTTTAATTCTTTTAACACTTCTTTTCTTGAATGTTTTTTAGGTTCTAATGGTGTACTTTCACCAACTAAATCAAAAGCTTTATTTGTTGCTAATACTAGCGATATTGCTAATGGGTCAAATACAAATATCAATAAAAGTATCAAATAATTAACTACCTTAGCCATTGATACTCCTGTAAGTTCAGCAATGTATTTTAATGGCCCAACTTCCCCAGAAACATCACTACCAGATTTCATTTCTAAAGATTTTACATTATAGTTCCCAATTGAATCTGATAACATAGCGTTTTTATTATTTAAAACATCAATTTCACTTGAAAGTTTTTGAATCTCAGTATTTGCTGATGCAATATCACTTCTTACCGAATTTCTATCTCTATTAGATTTTGAACCATCTATTCTACTTTCTTGAGATGTTCTAAGACCAGATAATTGGTCTAAACGTTTATTTTTACTATCAATTATTTTTTGGTTATCATCAATACTTTTTTGAAATATATTTTTCTTACCATCTAATACACCCAATTCACCTTCATGAATTTCCAGTTTATTTGCCGTTTTTTGATAAGCATTTGATAGGAAACCATAAATACCAGCCGATGTGATTAACATAAGAATAACAACACTTATGGTTAGGTAAAACCTTAATGGTTTTGAAAATTTATCCCAATATGTATGTAAAGCTGTTGTAACAACTAATTTACCTATTTCTAAAACTGATGCCATGATAATTACAGCAAAACTAGCACCAGCAAATAATTGACTAAGACCCCAAACGGAGAAATATGCGGCACAACCAGCAACAGCTAGGGCCATCATTAACATTATATGTCTAAATTTTATTTTCATATTTATAAATATCATATAAAACAAAAATGGGCATAAAGCCCATCTTTTTTTTATTCATTCATTAAGCTATACAACCCATTCGCATTGTGTCTTAATTTTCTAATCGCCTTTTCTTTTATTTGACGTATTCTTTCTTTAGTTAAGTTATGTTTTTCACCAATAGCTTCTAATGTCATTGGTTCTAATTCAGTATTTATACCAAAATAATTTTCAATAATTTCTTTCTCCCTTTCGTCTAATATATTTAACGTATTTTGAAGTTCATTTTTGACTTTATAGTCAACTTCCATTTTATTTTCCTCTTCTTCACTATTTGGAATTAATTCGATTAATTCATCACCATCTTCATTTATAGTTTCATTTAAAGATAAACACTTTGGATAATAAATCAAATCCATAACTTCTTTATCTTTATCAAAAATTTCACCGTAAACTGGTTCTCTTTCATTGATAAATTCAAATTTAGAAATTTGTTTGTTTAAATATGTTATTTTGTTAATTATGTTAGCAGGTAATCTTACCATTCTAGCATTATCGTTTAGACTTTGTAATATTGATTGTCTAATCCACCAAACAGCATAAGAAATGAATCTAAACCCTTTTTCATGGTCAAATCTTTTTGCTGCTTTAACAAGACCATAATTACCTTCACTAATTAAATCTGATAAAGGTAACCCTTGATTTTGATATTCTTTTGCTATTGATATTACGAATTTAAGATTTGCGTTTACTAATAGCTCAACAGCTTTTTCATCACCTTCTTTTATTCTTTCTGCTAATCTTATTTCCTCACTAGGAGTTAATATTATTGATTTTCTTACATCTTTGAAATATTTTCCGATGTTATCCTCAACATCAAAATTTACATATTTACGACTCATTTATTTCTTCATATTTATCTTTTTTTCGTTATTTTTATTCTATTAAATATACGACAAAAACCACTAAAAGTCAAGTGATTTAGCCAATTATTTTGCTAAAAATGACATAATTATTTTATCATTTTCGGTAAAATTCTTAGCCCCTTTATCAAGGATTTTATCGAACATTTCTTTTTTTTCGCTCAATGTTAATTTCATAACATCTTCTATTGTTAATTCTTTAGCTTGATGCTTTTTCATTTTACTGATTGTTTTAGCATCTTCTATTGTATGTAACAAATCTCTAGCCTTTTCTTCTAAATTAATTTCATCTAAAAATGAAAATAACCCCTCATGAACATCAGTTTTTGTTACATTAAAACCAGAGTTTTCAGTGCTCAAATCAAATACTAGAAAACTTCTATTATTATCTTTAAACCAATCAGTTAATTCACATGGTTCAAAATTAGACGAAAAGGTAGCTATTAAAATACCTGTTGCGTCTAAAACATTTACTTTAGATTCACTTATTTTTTCAATTTCAGGTAATGCATTTTTAGTATTACCCATAATAACTACACAATAGTTTCTAAACTTCATATCTTTATCTTTTTATTTTAACAAATATACAACAAACATTTGGATTCACCAAATTATTTTATCGTTATTTTTGACACATTATCTGTTTTACTGACAGTCACTATGTTAGTTCCCCAATCCTTCACCAAGTCATTGTGCGTAATGAAAAATACTATCTCATACATGTCTTTAATCTTATCAAATAGTACTTTAAGCTTCTCTAAGTTGTCTGGTGCTACTTTACCTAATACTTCATCAAAAGTGATGAAATTAGGCATAGGTAATGTCGACATCTTACCTAATACACATCTTAACGCAAGACTAGCTGCTGTTTTTTCAAATCCACTACCAGCTTTCAAACGTTTTGTTGTGTCATCTTTTAACATTAAAAATTGAACTTCGTTTTTGTCATCCATGGATATTTCAACATCAAAATCACAAACATCCTCTAAAAGTCTTTGAACCTCCGAATTTATTATTGGTAAAACTGAACGTAAAACTAATTTACTAATACCTTTCTTACCAACTAAATCAATATATATTTTGTAAATTTTATCAACTTCTTCTTCTTTTTTGATAGCTTCAATTAATTTCTCTTTAACATCAATATTGTTAGTGTTTGATTCAATATCAGAAGTAACTCTACCTATTTTAGACATAGTTTCTGTTTTTGTAACTTCAGCAACTTTAATATCTGTTTTTACCTTAGCAACTTCAGAATCAATTTTTCGATTTAACTCAATCGCTTCTAGATTTAAATTATATTTTTTTAAATCATTTGTTTTTGAAGAAAAACTATTTCTTAAAGAACCAATTTCAACTTCAGCCCTATCTTTATCTAATTCAAGTCTATTCTTTTCATCAACCAAAACTTTAATTTTATTTAAAGCATCTATTTCATTACCTATAGTTTTAAGGTTATTATCAATTATAAATATCTCATCATTTAGTTTTTTGACATCTGATTCATGTTTTGCTATGTGTTCTGAGTTATCTACATCATCTAATTTTCTATTACAGGATTGACATATACCGCCAGCTATTAAACCAGTAATAACTTTTTTAATCCTATCAACATCACTTTCTTTTATTGCTTTATCAGTTGTTTGTTTATTTAAATCTTTGGTTAATAGATAGTGTTTATCTTCATCGAAATCAACTTCACCAATATTAGTAATCTTAAGTTCGATACCAATTTTCTTTTCTTTTAAAGCAACACCTTTAACTTTTAAATCAGCAATATCATCTTCTAATTTAGATGGGTTTAATTCAAAGATAGTAACATCAACATTTTCTTTACTGTTAAGTAATCTATCATTTTCAATACTAAGGTCAGCCATTTCTTTAATAGCATCAGCAAGTGTTTTTTCTAATGTACCTTTTAATTCAGTATTTAATACAATTTTTTCTTTATGGTCAGCAATTTCTTCACCCAAAGTTATTACATCATAATTATTTGATTTCTTTTTCTTAGCAAACTCATTATACATACCTCTAACGGCAGCTTCTTTAAGTTCTAGTATCTCTAGACCTATAAGTCTAGTTAGTACCTTACCAGACTCCGTAGTAGTTAACCCTATTAAATCATCTAAGTTTTTCTCAGTAGCTAATACAAGCATTTCGAAATCTTTCTCTGTACCTATTGTTTCTCTAAGTTTTTTAGTTGTTTGTTTAGCATCTTCTTCATTCTGCAATTCTTCAGTATCATCTGGAAGTAGCTTATAATAATTTAACTTATTAGTAACAGTCCACCCACCACCTTTTTTAGCTGAACGTTTCATTTTACGTTCAATGATAGTTTCCTCACCTTCAATATCAATCATTCCACGTACAATCAATTCATTTCTATCAGTATATAAATTGAAGACTTCTTCATTTCTATCTGTTTTTGTAGTAGTACCATGCAACAAAAACTTAATAGCGTCAATAGTAAGTGTTGTATTATGTGATACAATACCATTGGTATAATATTGATGAACTTCAGCTACTTGAATATCATATAATGTATCTTTAAAATCCATTAAACCTATAGATTTTATTTTACTAACACCATCAATTGTTTGTATTGGTAAACCAACATTAGCTTCTTTTAAATGAATAAATTCATCATTTTCATGTTTTAATTTATGATAATCAGCACCTTCAACATACATACCATTTTCAAGTTCACATCTATAAACATCAGCATTTTCTTCAGTGATACCACACCACTCAATATCTTTAAAACCGTAAGGTGTATCAACTTTAAACCCTAAATCTCCGTATTTTTGGTAAATCTCATGTAATTCACCAATTGTAATTTCTTTTATCATTTAGTTATTTTTTATGGTATTTTGTTTTAATTTTAAATATTTCCCCAGCTTTTTCATATTGTTCCTCTTCAACAAATAGTTTTTCAGCTTCATCACAAATCATTTTTAAACGATTAATTATAAATTCTCTAATTTCATCTTGTGTTTTACCTTTAATTTCTTCCAATATTTCTAATTTATTCATATATTTAAAAATTTTATAAAATCTTGTTTTAATTTTTCAGCAATTAATATATTTAAATCACTATCTTTAATATAAGAATTAATATTAGCATCACACTCTGGATTAATTCTAAAACTAATTTCTTTACTAAAAATTCCGTTATCTTCTTTAATAACACCATCTAATACTTTAAAAATAAAATCACCTTGTAATTCTATTTCACCGTTTTTTAATTCTACTTTAATCATATTTTTTTTTATTTAAAAAATTTTTACATTTATTTATTATTTCTTCTTTATTTTTTTTATATTCTGAATCCCAAACAACAAATACTTCAAAACCATTATTATTGGCTATTAGTGTTTTTTGGTTATCTTTATTCCAGATATCCTTAGCGGTTAAGTCTTTCCTAAACGGATTAGGAAAATCATCAGCATTATACTTATTAGGGTTACCATGATAATCATCTCCGTTGTATTCAATAATTCTTTTATTTTTTAAATCAGTGAAATCATATCGATAAAAACTATTATCACCATTCAACACAAATTCGCCACCCTTTTTAGCAAACAAGAAATAGTTAGATTCATTAATTTCAATATCTTCTATCAATTTATAAAATAATTCTTGACTTACTTCTGAATAACCAGATTTTAATTTACCATTTTTATAAAGGGTTTTTTGCCATTTTACTTGTCTTTCATTAAATTTAACTAATCCTTCTTCTGGTCCATATTTTTCAATACAGGTTTTTAAACTAAATGTTCGTTGTCTTTTAGAAACCATTTCTTTACTTTCTTTTTCATCAAAACCTTTATTTAACCAATATTGAATGTTGGCACTTCCAAGTTTACCAGCGGCACTTCTTTTACCTTCTCGTTCTTCCCATTTATTAACACCTTCTTTTTCACCAAATCTAGTTATACAACCTCTTAAAGAAACCATTTTTTGACCTTCAATTTGTAGTATCGCTTCTTCTTCGGTATAACCATTTTTAACCCAATATTCAATATTTACTGGTCTTAAAGTTCTAATGTGGTCTTCAATTTTGTTTTCGTTTAAACCTCTATCTATCCAATATTGTTTTGAATAAGGTGAACCTTTTGGTATTACAATCCCTAAATTTTTTAACCTACTAGTTATAACACTAGGGTCAACATTAAATCTTAGTGCTATCTTATTAGTAGATTCAAATTTCTCATTATATAATTTTACCATTGTTTTAATTTCATCATCAGTAAATTGTTTTTTATTACCCATTTTAATTGTTATATTTATAATTATTATTTACTATAAATATAACCGTTTAATCAAAAAGGTAAAGACAAAGAAATAATTATTTTAGTTCATCTGGTAAAAACCCTAATTTTTTAATTATTTCATCTTTGTTAAATTGTATATTAACCTTAGTATCAGCTCTAACGCATTTTCCACCCTGGTTTGCTGGAATTGAATTTACGATTGTTAACCCTCTCAATTTACTGAATGGGGCATAATTATTTTCACCAAACGATAAAAAATTATCTACCATAACCCATTTGATTGACCATGAACGATGTTGTGATTCATTTAAATCAATATTTAATTCACCATTAACTTTATCATCCAACGCTAATATGCGGTTAAAGTCAACTACTTTACCATCTCTATCAATAACTTCTTTCATCAAGGCTCTTTGATAGTTAACATCCATAATATTTTCTATACCAGCACCAGATACTTCAATGATATCACCATTGGCATTCTTTTTAATTGCTTTAAATGTAACGCTAATATTTGTTTTAGGTATTCCATACTTATTTGCAAAGTGATTGATTACTCTTGTTTGATTTGCTCTACTATAATTTTCTGACCTATCTAACCATTCTACTTTTACTCTAGAATATGGTGGTATTGTACTATTCGCCATAAATGTCTCTTTTCTTTTTGTTTTTTTCTTCTGTTAATTCTTTTTCAAGTTCTTTGATTTTTGCATCTAAGAAACCATTTTTTTCAGTTTCAGCTTTAAGTTTTTCATTATTATCCTTATCCAATTGAGTTAATCTAGCAATCTCATCAGTTAATTTCTTGTTACCTTTATTATCTGAAACCATAACTTTCTTTTCAACCACTTTTTCAACTTCGATAATTTTCTCAACTTCGACTATCTTTTCAACCTCGACTATTTTCTCAACTTCCACTACTTTTTCAATTACATTTGGTGTGGCACCAAATTTTTCCACAGTAAATCCTTGTTTAATTAGATTTACTGTGAATTCATCAATATTGGTAATTTTATTGGCTCTGCAATAATCCCAAATATCATCTTGTATTTTACTCGGTATCTCCATCTTCATCAAAGTTTAATTGTTCCAAATCTCCTAACAAAATATTTTTCACATCTTCGTCAGTTTGATGAAGAAATTGCACATCATTGGTTTTCTGGTCAACATAAATAGTCATAATTGAATTATTTTTCATTATGAATGTATTTCCATCTTTATCCAAACAAAACTCACCATTTACCGCTTCAAAATGGTCCATGTCTTCAGGTATTGAATTTACAAATACTTTTAATTCTTTTAGTGTCATTATAAATTTGTTATTATTTCTTTCCCTTCTTCTAAATCTTCAAGGGAACTTATTTTAAATTTGTAGAACGGTGAATCATTTTCAACATCATGTTCTGTAAATGTTTTTGTTTCAATATCCCATAGTAAAAAACCATGTTTGGTAACGTTTTCACCAAAGTTTTGTTGAATCAAAGAACTAGGATATGCAATTATTGTGCCTTTGTGATTAAATGTTTGTCTTTTGTGAATATCACCAAGCATTACCATATCGCACCCTTCAAATATCTCCAAACCTGCTCCATGGTCAATTTCATACCCAATGTCTGTCTTAGCGTTTATAAGGGCAGCATGGTATAATCCAATATATGACTTGTCATCACCAAATTGTGCTCTAGCCGCTTCAATATTAGGTCTTTCATTCTCTTCAAAGATTGAATAAACACACCAGACAATATTATTATCCAAATAACACTTAGATTCTTTGAAATAATTAATTTCTTTATCTGGTAAGAATTGAACCATCGGTGTTATTGAATCCATACGGTCTTTATTATTCTCTAAAAGGTCATGATTACCTGCAATAACAACCACACAACCAAATTCTTCTAATTTACGTAAAAACCATGTCCCTAACAATAATTGTTCGTTAGAGATAACTATTTTTTGATGAACCAAGTCACCAGCAACAACTATTCTAACTTCTTCCCTTTTATACTCAGCTAACAAATCAGTTAGGTCTGAAAACAACTTGATGAATACAGTTTTGTATTCATCATGAAGTCTCATTGTTCTGATGTGTATATCAGCTAAATGTACTATTTTTCTTATCATTATATTACAAATAATTTATTTTTTGCTCTTGTTACAGCAGTATACAATAGCTTATTTCTTTCTTTTTTATCTTGTACACGTTTGATATCACAATTGATTACAATAGCATTATCAAATGTACTACCTTGTGATTTATGTACTGTTAATGCGTAATTATACTTAACATCAGCATACTTACCCAATAGATTAAAATATTTAACCCATGCGTTTCTTCTCAACATGGGAGAAGCGTTACTTGCTTTATCTTTTAAAATTTTTAATTCTTTTTGAAAATCTGATTCTGATTTTTCTGCAAGTAATTTAATTGTTTGTGTTTTACCGTTACATAAAACCTTAACTGCATAATAAGAAAACTTATAAGCAGTTGTTTCAGTTTTTATTTCATATGAAAGAACTTCAAACTCATCATTGTTATTTAATAGTATTCTTTTTCTACTATCAGTAATTGGTTTGTTACAAACCATTTTTTCACCAATATTTAATAGACCACATTTTTCACCATAAATCATTCCTCTGATTTTATCATTGTAATAATCTACCGCTCTATTTGTCCATGCCAATACCTTAACAAAATTAGGGTTTTTATTGAAGTTTTCAGATTTGAAGTATTTTTCCAATAAAGGCATTTCAGTATTTATCTTTAAAAAGATAACACCATTATTTTCTTCATCAACCATTGTTTCTTCTTTAATCTCTTCATTGGTTCTAATCTTTTGTGCGATTTGGATAATTGGATTACCCCCAGCTTGTCGGATAATTTTGGTAAGATTAAAACTATTTTCCAATTCTTCAGTGAATAATCTAGATTCACCTCCATTTACTGGTGGTATTTGACCTCTATCACCAATGAATAACAATAATATATTATTATACTCAGCACTATCTAATAATTGCTCATATAATTCATTATCTAGCATTGAAACTTCATCAACCAATACAATATTAAATTCACCTATTTCACCACCACCGAATTCTGCTTTATATTCTTCTTTACCTTCAGAAGTTATAACTCTTTTCAATCCAAGTAATGAGTGAAGCGTATTAAATTCCACTCTGGAATGTGTTTCACAAATTGATGATAGGTTCTTCAATACCCTTACTGCTTTATTTGTTGGTGCTGTAATGGCTATTCTAACGCCTTTGTTTTGATAAAGAATCTCTTCAATTATCTTTGTAACTAAAAAGGTTTTGCCAGTACCAGAATAACCAGTTAAAAGACTTTGAGAGAAAGTATGCAGTTTGATAGTTGTTATCTTATCAAATATTTCTTTCTGTTCTTCATTCAACATTGAAACATCTGGTTTAACAATACTATTGGTAACCTTTTCGATTCGTTCTTCTTTAATTAATTTTGGTAACACTAAAAATTGTTCATTCATATCTATCTATTTATTTATTTATTTTTCATTAAATTATAATGGTGCATCTCAATAAGCTTTTTAGCTTCATGTTTCAAATACATCACGTGAATCTTTTCAAAAGATTCTTTTATTTTATCCCAATATAAAATGACGATTTGACGACATTTACGTTTTGGGAATTCTAGTTCATACATATAAGCATAAACACTTAATTGTAACGTATAAATTGACCATTGACATGATTGTAAGTGGTCAAATGGTTTATATAGGGTTTCATACCCATAAGGATTAAAGAAATTGAATACTCTATTGGTTTTGTGGTCAAGAACATCGAAATAAACATCATCAATATCGATAATTAAATCCGACATACCAGCCAATTCATATTCTTCAGAAAAAAGAATACGTTCTGGCCATACAGCAATACCCTCATCAATTTCTAAAGAGTTATAAGCATCAATTACTTTTTGTTCAAAAATACCTTCATCATTGTTTGGTGGGAAATACCATTTATTAGCCAATAAATAACGTTCAACAATATCATGTACCATAGTACCATAAACGTTAGCTTCATCATTAAGCATTTGCCAATAATCAAGTATTTGTTGTTGATTCATACCAATATATCTTTCTTGTTTATTGGCATCTTGTTGTTGTACAATAGCTGCGGAAACAGCTTCAGAATCAAAGTGTGGTTCTATTGATGATAGGGTAGTAGTAACTGATTTATATATTTTACCAGTTTCTCTATGATGGTATTTATGTTCAATGGGTTCCAGATATACTGGTCCAACCCACAATTTTGCTTCACTCATATTTTTTATTGCAAACTTACTAAATAATTACTAATATAACAAGTTAAAATCAATAAAAATCCATAGGGCCTAATTTATATGAACTTTTTAGTAGTTTAATAATACCTTTATTACCTAATCTTTCAAATATCTTTGATGGGTCATAATCCTCTGGTGGTACACAAATACGAATTCTCCCAAGTAAGTCACCAAAACTTAATTTCCTATAAAGTATTTTAGCATCTTCATAAGCATCACCATCCAAAACTATAACAATAAGACTTTGTGCTTTATCATGAAGTTCTTCTAATAATTTATCTGATATTATTTTACCTAATAATGGTATTGAATTTGGTATCACTATATGGTCGGTAACCCCTTCAACAATATAAATGGTTGAATCCCAATTAATTTTATTTTCATTAAAGATTATTTGTTGTTTTTCAGCGGTAGGGTTGAGGTATTTTAATTTATTGTAGTCTTTAGGGAACCATCTAGCAATAAAATAATTTAGTTTATCTTCAATATCATAAGATGGTATTATTATTCTATTAAAAAAGGCACCCTTGGTTGTGAAACCTATATTGAACTCTTTTATTATCCAATCAGTGATACCTCTACTTTTTAAATAATTCATAGCAGAATAATAATTATATTCTTTTCCAGTACATTCTGATAGTTTTTTATAACCTTCTGGTAGTGTAACAATTATTTCCTCACGTTCATGATTAGCAATAACGTCAGCATCTGGTTTTACTAATAGATAATCTCTAAGGTTTTTAGGTGTTGCGTGTTTTTTAAGTAATTTTACTACTGGGCCATGCATGTAGTTAGTATCAGGACATGACCAACATTTAAACATATTTCTATTATAGTTAATTTCTAAGTTTCCTTTTCCATCACCATTAGGTAAGTTCTTTTCAGCAGAACACACGGGACAATCAAACGCAATTTGTCCTGTGTCTTGGTTGTGTTTCCTATGGTCACCTAAAAAGGATTCTAATATACTAACTAATAGATTATTCATTTCGCAAAGATACGAATAAATAATTTATTTTTCCAAATTTCTTTTATTAAAATATGCCAACCCACATACATAGGCATCTGACATATCGAATGTTTCTTTTTTTAATTTGTTTTTCTTATCAAAAAACCATGTAATTTGTGGTTCAAGTTCAGCAACTTTTTCCCAAAGAACATATTTTTTATCTAAATCAAATGGATAACCACCAAAAAGTACTGGTGTGTTTTTAGCTATTGCTTTTGCATCTAATGCTGTCCCATCTTTTTTAAAGGTCCTTACAGCCATCAATTCTGGAAAAGCATACTTACGAGCATCATAAGAAGAAATGAACGTAGGAACGACTCCTAATGTGTCGTACACTGATTTGGATATCATTCCATTGAATCGTAAAAGAGTTGCGATTGTATAAACGTTATTTGATTGTAAAAGGGGTTCTTCAATAACGACAGTGGTAATATTAAAATTAGAATAATTTTTAAGGAATTCTTCTTCAAATATTTCTACTTTACGAAATAATTCTTCCATTTTACTAGTTGGAAGGGGTTTAACTTTAGGGCTAACGTGGTGGAGTAATTTCAAAACACCTTTGGTTCCATCATCTTCAAATAATGCAATACCTATTGTTGAAGTTGATACGTCTAATGCTAATAAAAATTCTGGTTCTTTTTTCATATAAAAATTTTATATAAATCTAAACCAGAATTTTAAAAACTAAATACTATAATGAAATCTTAATCCCTAAGGCAACAAATTCATTAACATTTTTAACTATATGACGGTCAGTTTTAGCTATAGCTATAAGATTACCTAAATTATCATATAACCCAACTTCACTAATTCTTGGATTGTCACCAGAACCTATTGTTGTATTTGTTGATGTACCAAATTCACCTCTATCAGCAATACATGTTATACTTTGATAAATATCTGTTGATACATTATCAAAAGTTATTGTAGTACCAGTTGTTTCTCCTGAAGTAATATCACCAATATTATCAACAATCATTGGATGAGTTAATACAATCATACCTTTATCTAAATAAGCAACACCAACAATTGTATCAGCTATAATACTTAAATTAGAATTAGTTTGATAATTGAATAATTGTTTTCCATTAAGACTAAATGGTTTATGTGTGTTCCAACCAGTTCCCCATGACTTAGTTGAATCACTATTAGGTTTATTTATTTCATCTGAAAATAAAAATGCTATATTGGTTTCAATAACTTTAGATGTTGTGGATGTATCGTAAATGTTACTATCTTCAACATTTAAAGCAATATTTTTGTTTTGGAATGTACTGTAAATATTAAAAGTACCAGCACTTGTTGGTACTGTCATGTTAATACTTTTACCATCTATTGATTCACCATATGTTGAATTATCAATTGCGAATACGGCAATTTTATTATTTGCTAAACCACTATATGCTGTGTCGCTATAACCACCATTTAAATTCGTAACACCTGTAAACGTATTATCATTATTTGAATTTAAGGGTAAACCAAATGAATAAAATAAATTAACATAATTGTTGGTTTCATAAGTATTTCTATCAATAAGTAGTCTAGTTATATTATTACCACTAATACTTGCAAAACCATTAGATACCATTTCAGTTATAATATTAAATGATTGGGCTTCAACACTTTTTTTAGTGACACCATTTTTATTCACATATAATAAACTTTTTAGTAGGACGTTATCAGTTACGCTATTACTTACTGAATTCATTGGTCCAATATCACCAGCTAAACTTGGTACTTCACCACTATTCAAAGGGTAAGCTGCATAATAATTTGCATCTGAATCACCAAGACTAAATGTTGATATCAAAGCATTATTTGTAGAAACTAATCTTTTTCTACCTAAAGGTGTTAACTTAGCTACTAAGTTAATTGACGGTGTTACACTATTAAAGCCCATATTAAAAATCCATACTTAATTCTAACATTATTGTTCCAAGTAATAAAGCAACTGGTGTGCTAATTTTTCCGATACAAACAAGATTTTTATTTGTATCATAAATCCCAACTTCACTTACTTTAATGGCTGGTGGGTTTGTTTGTGAATCCTTACTTCTAGTAGGATTTGATGTTGTATTAAACTCATTATAATCTACTGTAATATCAAATATTGTTTTATAAATTGTTGCACCAATATAAGTGTTAATATTACCATAAAAAAATCTTTCATCACCAAATTGTAACGTTTGTGTTGAATTATTTAAAGTCATTGACATAGATTGTGTAATATCAAATATTGATGCTGATGCGTCTTTTAAAATGTCTAAATGGAAGCCATTAACAATTGGTGTTTGATTTTCTAATAATTTAGGGTCAATAGTTTCACCAAAAGAACCAGTTATACTATTTGATGTGAAATCATATGTTTTCCATGAACCTGAATCTGGTCTAGTATTTACATCAGAAACTTTTTGATACACTAAATTAAACCTACGTGCATGAAAACCTAACCCATCATAATTAGATGATTCAATCTTACGCATATACGGTAAATGGTCAGTACCTATTAATCTAAAATCAACATCTTTAGGTGCTGAAGTATTATTTGTGATTTTAACATATGTTTGACATGGAATACTAGTGGTTAAACCACTTGGACTATTATAATTATCTAAACTATATGTTAAATAAATTGTTTCATTAACAGCTAAAACACCTGTAGACGTTCCACCACTAGGGGCTATTAATGTTGCTGATAATTCTGGAAGTGTCCAGTTTCTATTTGATTTATATGATAATGATGAAACAATTTCATCATTATCAAAGATTATTATTTTTAGTTGTGGAAATACTTTACCAACAGATACTGGAGTTAAAGCTGGAGATATAAAACTATTATCTTCAATTAAATCAATATATTTAATATCACCGATATATTTTGTACTACCTGAAGCTATAAACTTCATACCCATTGTTGTTCCACTACCAGTTTTAAAATCTCTTCTATGGTACATTAATTCTGGAAGAAATACTTCAACAATTTTATTTTGTGTTGCATCAACATATAAAAATTCACCATATAAATTAGAAATACTATTATTTGTAAAATGAATAATAGATATAGATTTTTTAACTTCATCTAAATAACTAGTACCAACTGAATTACAATATTCAGTTATTGTATTTGCTGATACTTCTGAAAGGTATTCTAAATATGGATTCATAAAACCTAAAACTGGATATGAACCAAATTTTGTAAAATCTTCATATTGATATAAGCTAGGAGTGGTTAAACCTGTAATACCTGGTGGGTTTTCTCTCCATACATTATTCATATTCCATACTGGAATGTCATGACATGTTACATTATTATTAGCTTGAAACGCAAGAGTTCCTGAATCCCAATAAGCGGTAGTTGTACCTGTTGCTATTGTGTCATAAACTTCACCAGCTTTATATATAATAATTTTAGATTGAGCAGTTTGTAATGAATAATTTGGTAAATTTCTATCTAAGGTTATATTAGTTGCTGTTTTAGCTTCAATTTTAAACCATAAATTAGGTATTGGCCTAGTAGTTTCATTAACACTAACATTACCTAGTTTTGTGTTAGCAACTTTAAGTAATATAAAGTCACCTACAGTAAATGCTGTTGTTGATGTTAAATCTAATTGAGTCCCACCAGTTAATTTATCATTAATAATTGTTTGAAAATAAGGTGTGTATGTTGAACCAGTAAGTGTTGTATAAACACCACTAGAATTAAGGAAAAACCCTCTTTCTTCTGCTTTATTGTTTACTATTGCTTTAATTACATGTTTATTTCCATCAGTTAATGATTGATAAGGATTTAAATCTGATTTAGTAACAAAATATTTTAAATTTGGTTGTTGGTCAAATGGTCTAAGTATTCTAGTCGTTGCTGATAGTGCGGCAACACTTTGATTAGTGTCAACGATAGCTTCTCTAGTATAATTTATTTCAGAATCTCCAATTCCCCAATAAGAAAAATTTAGCTGTCCTAACGCTAATTGTTGTCTACCAATTTCTGTTAGTTTTATACTAACAAATGGGTCCGTGCTGTTTATAATGTAACTCATGTTTATAAATATGTTTTATCTTTATTTTAATTATAAATATACAATAGTAAATAATATTAATAAGTATTAATAGAATTAGTTTGAATTGTTATTGGAATTATATCACTATATGTTGCAGCACTTATTGAATTACCGCAAAATGTAATGTAATTTTTTTCATTTTTTACTCTATAATATAATTGAGTACCTGCTTTACCACTAATACTAAGTGGAATACCATACCCTGTAATACCAATTGAATAGCTTGTTGACCCTGTATATATGATGCTATCAAATAATATCGTATCACTGATTTCTAATAGAAATGACCCATTTGTTTTTTGTGGTGGTGTGTTTACTGAAAAACTAACCAATGGGTTAGCCTCTATAATATTATTAACCACAGATGCTTGAGGGAAATAGGCGATAGTAATAATATCTCCAATAATTAAATCACCTTCTAATATTATTCTTTTTTTATTAGTAGAAGATTGATAAAAATCTACACCATTAGCTAAAGTTACACCATTAATCATTACAATAATAGAATTACCATCACTAGTTTGAACACTAGTGTATATTTCAAACTTATTAGATTCGGTATTGTAAAAATGTTGATTATTACCTTCGGTAGATGTTCCACCACTTACTGTTGGTGTATCAATGAATATATTATCAGTCATTAAATTAATTCCTTGTCCATTAGATGTATATACTATTGTAATAATATCATCTGGAAGAATATCATCGTTAAGCGTAACTACTGTTCCTGAAAAACTATAATCTTCAATAGGTGCTAATACTAAACCATTTAATGTTAAAACAAAATTACCTGAATAACCATTTATTGCAAAAGTTCTATATGGTTTTGGTGGTAATAAATTACCTTCTTCATCAAATTCATTTAATGGTTCCCTACCTAATATTGTTTGCTGTTGTAAAGTATTAGAAGGTAAATTATTTGACCCATTTATATAGAATAATGGTTTATCTGGTTGTTTTATCGCTAGAAAATAATAATCAGTCCTTCCATCATATAAAGCATACTCATTACCATTTTTATAAAATAAAGTATTAACATTTTTACCTATTCTATTTAAAAAATCAGTAGAAACAGTAAAATCATAATAAGCTTTTATTAAATATTCACCATCTAAAGATAAACCGCTTACTGGTATATTTTGTAATGTTGTGTTTGTTCCACTAAATGTTGAATACTGAATGGATTCTGATTTATAAGTAGCTGTTTTATCAAAATAATTAATATCGTCAGAATATTTATAAATTTCATATTTAAATGACGCATTTGTTGTTGAAAAACTATCAGTATTACCAGTAAATTCAAAAGTTAAAGGTATTGTAGATGCTGATGTAACTATATATGTTGCACCACTAGTCGTCCCAGTACAATCTATCTTTGTTGCCCCAATTACATTAAATAAAGGTTCTTTAAATACGGATATATCAGAAGACATGTTAACATTAACATTATTTCTATTTCTTAAACCACTATTATTGTTTTGTATATATATTCTTTCTTGATATCTCATTAGTAATCTATTTGTAACGTAACCATTTCTATCTTATTCGGATTTATTAAACCATAACTTAAAGGTATAGCCAAAGCTTGTGTATATTCTGTTTGACTAAAATTTTGTAAATATGCAATATAACCGTACATATTAATATAATCTTCTTCTTGAATAACACCATAAATAGATTTTACATAGAAGACATTTCCTGTCAAATATGGTTTTACACTAGCTTCTATTTTTTTTATTAATTGTGGCATATTTTATTGTTTATTATAAATACTTAATTTTGTATTATTTTAACTAGTAATCATTGTTATATCTAATTATCATCTTATATTTATAATGTTAGTAGGGTTGTCATTTATTTTTATTTATTTTATATTTAGCATTGATTAATAGTATTGACACCATTCATACTTGTGTAATTACTATAGGTATCAGATAGGCCATAGGTTGTACCTTCATAAGTTGTTATGTATCCCTCAAAGTAAAGAGTCATTGCTGCTGATGGGTCATCCACTTGGTAAGCGACTATACTTGCTTCACTAATGTATCCCCAATTATTATAGTCCGAAAAGGTCAAATCTCCCGAACCGTCATCAGGAATTGTGGACCCACCTCCATAGAGAGTCTCAAAATAAGTTACCCTAACCCAACTGTTCGTTGGGTCTATGCTTTCACCATTGATTTGTGAACTAAAATCTATGTAACCATCAATCCTATTTTCAGTATTAGGAGGAGTCATGGGATATACATAGCTTGTCCAATACCCACATAGCGAACCACTTATAATTGGTCCAGCACCAATTGTTGCAACATGTGAGCTAGTACATTGACCTACAGAAGTTACTTTAATTTCTGTTGTTCCATCAGTAACAGTTGCTGGATATCCTGCTTCTAGTACTGTTTTATTTATACCTGAAGCAAATTTTATAAAATTTATTCCATCAGGACTTTCGTATAAATCAAATGTTGGTCCTGCACTACTGTCTACTCCTGATAATGTTATTAATACTGTCATTATTATATTTATTTTTAATTAATTTTTTATTAGTCTTACTGAGAGACCTAAATTATTTACAGAGCCGATGTTCTTCCTCTCGACAATAGTGCTATCGTTATGCAGGACTCGCCACCAGTTCTCTGTTGAAGTCCAAAATAAAGCCATTTCGCCCATGTTGGCAAAGGAAGCTACCAAGTCGATTGTGCGATTCCCTGCTCCAATAGCTGCAAAACCACTGTTTGGGGTTAACACGGTATTAGGGAATAACCAATAACAGTCTCCAATTACTTTAGTTTCTTTCATTTTTCCTCCAGCAACTGTTAAACCTCCTAAAGAGTTTGTTAAAGTAGTCCATTCGGCATCTGAAGGAACGTGGTAACCAATAGGGGCGATACTTTTTCTCAGACCAGCATTTAGTCTTGAGGCTTCGTTATAGATACCTGCTACTGCATACCAATTGTACAATTTACCATAAACAGCTTCATTTCTAGGGTCGTTGTTGTAATGGCACCAAGCTCCTGTAGTCCTAGTCTTCCAATCTACGTAGTCTTTTACTTCTGGTATAACTATACCATCACTGTAAGTTGACACATTCAAATTACATTTTGTCCATGTTTGAGTTCCAATTGTTACTTCTGCTCCTAGAATACAACCAGGACAAGTTTCTTCAGCAGTTACAACAAATGAACAATTACTTAATATTATATTTTCTGTTTTAAAGATTTCTTTTTTAAATGCCCACATAAATTATACTTTTAAATTACCTAATAGTTGATATACATTACTTGCACCTACTTGTTCTATATATGCGTTATAATTCTGACCCATTATTTTCATCATACTAGATGGTGAATTTATTGTTACACTAGTACCAGCAGAAAAAGTTACATCAGCTGTTCCTTGTTGAATAAACCCAAGATTTATTTTACTTAACAATCCTGATGGTATTGTAATTGTAATTGGTGTTGAGTTATTATTAATAATAATACTATACATATTATCAGCACTTGATGCTGTGTAATTTGATGTTATTGTTTTTTGTAAATTAATTGGTAAATTTAAATATGTTGTTGCTGATATTGTATTTGATGTTATAGTATTAGCTGTTAATCCATTAGTGTAAGTTGTTGTTGCTGATATTGTATTAGCAGTAACACCACCAGTAAAATTAGTTGCATTAGAAACACTACCACCAGTAAAACTTGAACCACCCGTACCACCTGTTATAGTAACCACAACACCATTTGAATCAACCCCAATGGCTTGACCTGTACTTGTTGGACTACTACTTGTTAATCTTTCTAACCTTAATCCTGATGTATCTGCTGTTTCTGAATATACATGAAGTGTTGTTGTTGGAATAACTTTATTTATACCAATTCTACCGTTTGTTTGTGCTACAATGCTTGGGTCTCCAGTTGTTGTTGCATATGTATTTGTTCCAAATAAAACACCACCTAAATTAATGCTATTTACTGTTCCTGATTGCAATGATATATTGGTTCCTATAATAATATTATTTGACCATACGCTACCTATCACTTCACCATTACCAACATTATATCCAAATAAATTTGAATAACTAGCATTAAATGCACCTTTACCAGCTTGGAAACCCATAAAATTTGACCCATTAGCATTTGTTGCATTTTTACCAGCGTTACTACCTAAGAAATTTGAATTAGATGCATATGTTGCTACTTGACCAGCTTGATAACCCAAAAAGTTTGAACTACCAGCATTACTTGCCGTTTGACCAGCTTGAGTACCAAAAAAGTTTGAATATGTTACAGAACCAGCACCAACTCCAGTACCAACTAAACCAGTTGAAAATAAATTGCTACTATTTACAATAGTAATTGGAGAACTTAAACTCGAAGCCAAAGAAATTATTTGGCCTATTTCTGCTTTATATGAACTACCTTGAGGGTCTTGTGAGGTATCATTAGTTAATACAACATGTACAATATCTGTTAGTGTAAGACCCGTTGCTTTTTTTCTTTCTGTTAGTTTCATTTTTTTTCTTTCTTTATTTATAAATATTATAAAATACTTATTATTTTTATTTTTATTTAAATAATATAATATGGGTTACTATAAGTTGCTACACCACCTGAATAACGATATGCTAATTCAAAATCTCCACTATAGTCATAATTAGTTATTGGTTTTCCCCATATTTCATAATCCAGATTATTTGATAAATTAGGTAATCTAATTTGATATGAAGCTATTCTTTGTATATTGTTTAACGAATTATAATATGGTAAAGAATCAATACTTGAAGAAGTAATTGCAGATAAGGTAGGAATCAACGTATTTGAACCAGAATATGGATAGATTTTATTTCCATATGACCTATAAAACACATATGAATCAAATAATGTACTCGCTGTAATTTTATTACTAGAAACAGGTAATGTTCCATTAACTATCACCCAAAAAGGGTCAATTGTTTTAAGACCAACATTAGTTATATAATTATTAGGTGTAACATCTGTTGTTGAAATATTTATTAAATTAATAATTTCATCAATAGCACTCTGACAATTAACTTGACAATTGTCAGGAAATAATATATTTGGTGGTGGTAATTTTTTTTGTACAATAGTTAATGTATAATTTGATGCATTCATACCACTAGTTACCACCATTGTTGGTGGATGTAACCAAAAATCTTTAGGTTGACTATTATCTCCACATATTGTGAGAGGAGAATTTATCTTACTATAATGATGTCTAAGGTAAACATGTCTATAATACTCAAGTGTTGTAGGGTCAGTACTACCACTATATATAAACACATCCATTGCTGAATCATAATAAGATTTAAAATCAAAATAATTAGAAAATTCCATGTAATATGTTGCAGCAGAAGTAGTAGAGTTATATGTTCTATTAAATACTATCGTATTACCTGTTGCAATGCATGCAGTGCTACCAATATATATCGCAGCATTAGAACATTGAGTCTGACCAACCACATTCATATAACCATAAAAAAATGGTGTATTTACTGGGGCAACTTGAGAGTTACCACCCCCCAAATAATCATAAATTTGGGGTAAACTTGGTCCACCTATTAATTTTGCAGTATAAGAAATACGATTACATGAAATAGTAGTGTAAGTTATAGTACTGGCACTAATTCTAAATGGGTTATTTTTATATGTTTCAAAACCACCTAATGTTGTGTCAATAGCACTTAAACATTTTAAACTTAAATTCCATGAAGTATCAGGGTTAGTTCCATTCGGTATAACATCAATTATTAAATAATCATCAGGTGTTATAGTTAAACCAGTTAAAAGTAAAATTTTTGAATAGGTTATTGATGGAATTTGTCTAGGTATTGTTGATGGATTTATATAAGTTCCACCACCGACATTGTTTGTCATATTTTCTAAAACTATTGGATTAGAATAATTAAGACCTGAAAATGTTATTTTAATTGTATCTGGTACACTAATACAATTAAAATTTAATGCAAAATATTTTGTTATACCAGTTATTGAGAATTTACCCTTTAAAGGTGTTGGTAATACACCATTTGATTTTGCATCAAAATTAATTATATGAGAATATGAACTTGTTGAATTACCATTAGAACAATTAAAGTCTTGAACATTCAAATTAGGTAAACAATTTAAATCAGCTAATATTTTACCAGTACCACCAGTGGAGGAAAATGTTAACCCACTTGTTGGTAAGGCCGTTATACCACTAAGTATTATGTCTTGTAATTTTGGTCTATATACCCCACCCATTGTTAATAAATCAGTTATAGGGTGTTGATATCCGTAAATATATTTTGTTCCTTTTCCAGAAGTAAAAGCTAAATTTGTTGTGCTATCTGGTCCATACCAATTTATTAAATAATCTGTAATATTTGATTGACAACTACCCGTTAAATTACTAACACTAATTTTACCAATACTATTAACATCAGTAAAAGCACTAAAATTTAAATTACAAACATTACATATTTCATCACATGAAATATCAATTACAACACAATATAAATTATTAGATACTATTTTAATTTTTTTTGTTCCATCTGGTATATTTGTAATAATCTTTGGGCAATTTGTTCCAGTAATATCAGATAATGATAACGGTGAACCAAAACTATCTTTATAGTTATCAGTATCTGAATATACTAATAATGGCTCTGTTAATACATTTGTTCCTATATATGATAAACATGTTTGTGCTGAAAATGGCATATTTTATTTTATTTTATTTTATTTTATTATGTTGTACAAACCACGTTTGAAAAACTATATCCAGACATATTTCTGTTGTCACACAATATTGTTAAATCTAATATATATTTTATATTATCAATTTGTGGACCAAGATAAATACCAGACACAGTGTATGTTTTACCATTTCTTGCCCATGTATATGTACGATATTCTATTACTGTTTCTGGTATTGTTATTGATTTAGGTGGTAACATAACCTTACCAATAAATTCAGAACCTGCGTTCATCTGTGCTAAATAAACACTATCACATTTTTTGTCATATACTAATTTAGGTTTAAATGCTGTATTATTAGATGACAAATTTGCTATTAAAACGTTAACGTTTTCACCAGAACCACAAACTATACCTTTAATATCATTTGTTTTATTTATTTCATTAAAACTATCATCACAAAATAATGATGTGTATTCTTTATATTTAAATTTTTGTTCGTCAAAAATTGTATTTGTATATATTTTAACACTACCCCAAATAGCTGTAGATGGAATTACTTGTTCAATAATATCTACCCAATAATTACCAATAAGATTAGAAAACTTATCCATAGTAATATAATCAAAAGCTGAACTAGTTGTATTAACGTAATTAGCACTAGCTAAATATCTTTCATATATTGCTCTAAGAGTCCCATAACTAGAAATTGTTTGTCTATTCTTAGCATCAATTAGTTCTGAAACCATAAAGTTTTCAAAATTACTAATAGTTTTAATAGTAGATAAATCAGTAGTTATTAATTTAGTAAAATCTACATTACCATCACCACAACATAATAAATTATTATTATCACTAAGATTACTATCCATAAAATTATATGATGAATCATCCATAAAAACAAAACATCTATCATCTTGGAATTCTTTACCAAAATCGTTATCAATGTTTTCACAATTATTACATGTAGTTACACCAGTTAATAATCCATAATTATCATTTAAATAACACCATACATCAGTTTCAATAGCAGAAGCAATACTAATATCTAAATCAATTTCTTTTGAATTTATTACTAATCTTTCATCATTTATATCATAATTAGTTTGTCTAACAGGGTTTGTTCCATCACTTTTAGCAACTAAAAATTCTCTATTAGTTAAACTAGTAGTATCAACCCATGATTTTTTATTATCAACAATTCTTGTTAAATCAAAACCTGGATTTTTTGATATAGTAATAATATCATTTTTTTTAAGTGTTTTACAAGATTTATCTAATACAATATTATCTAATAAAAGACAAAAATCAATACAAGAATAATTAATTTTAAAACTAATTGTTATTTTTTTATCAGTTATAAGATTAATAATGTTTGGGTCTGTAATTACTGTTGAATATGATAACCAATTTGAAGCAAATGCATTTTTTGGTAATGTGGATAAAAATGTTGATTGTTCACTTTCCGCTAACCCTGATTCTATAAATAACTCACTTAATAATTCATCTAGAAGTAAATCACAACTACTAACATTTGGTGTTTCTTCAAGACCGTTATCTATTGATAAAATTGTACAATCTGATAATCCAATATCAGTATTTGATGGGTCACCACAAATATAAAAACCACTATCACCACTCGTAGTTAAATATTCATATAAATTACTAGTTAAATTAATTGCTGGAAATGTTGCAGCTGAAAATACACTAGTAATTTTATTATCATCATCATTAACAAAGTTTAAATGCATTTCTATATCTAAAGCTTCTAACGCTTGAGTTGGTGTTAAACAATCAGAATTACCAATAGCTATTGTTTCAATTAATTTATTTTGTTCGTTAGTTAATTCTAATTGTGCTGAAGTTAACTCGCTTGTCTTTTTATTTAACTTAACTAATAAATCAGATTTTGTACCAAATGGAATGTCACAACTATTAATTGCAACACCATTTGGCCAAGTTTGAGTAGCTATTTTGATTACATCATTACATGTATAACCTGGTTTACTAATATCACCAAGTAAAAATTGTGTATAATTAGTTGTACCCAAAATATTTTCCCATACAGTTAAACCATAATCAGTTAAACAATAAATTACTTTATCATATGTTGTTGTGGTATTATCCAATTGAGCATCGGGTTTTGCAACATTTGTAGTATTAAATGCTGTATTTTCAAAATTACTAGTTGTATTAGCAATAGTTGATTGATTAACAGTTGTTGTTGGGAATGTAAGACATTCAATTGAATATGGTGTACCCGATATTTGTTTTTGTAATGAAACTATACTATTACTTAATGTTTCTATTTCAGTGTTTAAATTTTCAATGTTTTGTTGAGTGATATTTATTTGCATTAAATTTTCATCACTAAGTTTATTTGTTGTAACTGTAGGGTTAATTATATTTAATAAAGTCTCACATTTAATCTTCAATAAATAATCAAAACTAATTTTTAAATCACACGTTCCAGATTCAAACCCATAAACATCAAATAAAACACCATCATCACCTTTAGGGTTAACAATAAGATTAATAGGTTCATTAAAACCACATGTTTTTGGTGGAGACAACAAACATTTTTGTGTTTCTAAATCAAAATAATAAGTAGGGTCTAATGCTTTACAACACGCTAACGTTAATTCTACTGGGTAATTACTGTTATTATGAAATACGCTAACAGTTCCATCGGTAATATTTTCTATAATTTTACCAATTTTTTTAGTTTCTTCCTTAGTTAAACACTTATTTGTTGTTTCTGCCATTTTATCTTACTATGTTATTTTTTAATTTAATATATCAGTACACTTTTTTGTACCATCTTTTTTAGCTTTTAGAAAAGTAGCCATAACTCCAGAGTCACCTTTTCTTAAATCTTCTATCCCGTTTTGTGTTAATTTACATGCGTAACCTACTTCACCAGTGTATGGGTCAGTAATACCAGGTGTTGGTATTGTAAATCTAGCTTTACCAATTAAACAATTTGAACCGTCTGGAGTTGTTACACCTAAAGTACCATCTTCTTTAATAAATTCCATGTAGGTAGATTGTCGTGTACTATCTAATGGTAATAATATTGGTTGGTATATCGGTAACCATTTACACGCAACATTACAACCACAATTACCACTTGGGTCTTTTGTCATACAACATATATAACCAGTATTTATTAGATTATCATTTTCAATTATACTATAAATAGTTGAAATACCTAGATTTGATTTGCAACATTCTTTAGTTGCGTATATACTAGTATTAGGTGTTGGGAGTTGATTTCCGTTAATATCGTATTTATAATATTCAAAATCTAAATACCCAAAATCATTTAATTTAGGTGAATTAGCCATATCCTTACAAATAATAGTTTTATCTTCATCTTTAATATCTATACAAATACTTAGAGCATCATCATCACTAGCTGGCGAACACCCACATTCATTTGCTGTTGGTTGTGGGTTTGGGTCTGATATTGTTGAAGCTGATACAACAACACATTTATCAATATCTGTACCGTTATCATTTTTTGCACCCACATAAGTTTTACCAGTATAATTAGTTATATCACCAACATTATAATTAGTAAATAAAGCTGTAGTTCCAGTTATAAATGTTTCCCCAGTTATCGTTACTGCAGAAAAATTAGGTATTAAACCTTTAAATTGATTTATATATGCATAACCTTTATCGTATGGTCCTAAATGAGGATTATTACCTGTAAGTATATCATGTGTTGAATTGGCACCACCTGTTTCTCTAAACCAAAGACCATAGTTTTGATAATATAAAGAACCAGTATCAGGTAATGATGATGGATACCCATCACCATCAATAGGGTATATAGATAAATCTGTACTATCTAAACCATTTAAATCTAAAACAGTCTTAAATAAATCTATATCTATTGGGGCATCGGCTTTATATATGTATTCGTTAAATGTAACCAAACCTAATGGTACACCTATAAATTTAAGTAAAAATTCTATTGATTTACGAGCACCTTTTGATTTCCATAACCATGGTGAATTTAATATTATTCTTCTCCATAATTCAACATCAGCTTCAACAGCAGTTAAACCAACTGATTGACCTGCATATGTAGAATTAGATGTAGTTACATAACTAGATAATAATCCATTTTCAATTATTGAAGATGTTAATTCCCAACCTAAAACTCTAGCTAAGTTTTTGATATAAATATCTGGAATGTTATCTTGTTTATTGTAAGAAACTGTATTGGCAAATGAAATACCATCAATAAAATTATTTATTTCATCAAAACTTCTACCATATATTCTAAGTGTTTTAGTTACTTTTTGACCTGTTGAATCTTGGTCTAAATCATATAAATTAACTGGTGCGGTATCAAATGATGATATTGAATCAGATACTAAATATCTATTCATTAAATCACTAGTTGATAAATCATTATTAGTTGATATATCTAATAATTTAGTAACATAATCAACATAAGCATCAGTATCAAAATCAATATTATAACCATCAGTTGTTGGCCATGTTACTGAATCAGTAACATATAAAATCATACCAGCATCAGATTTAATTGAGTAATTAAATGTTGCCGTATATTTAGGTATTATTGACCTATTTAATAAGTGAAATTCAAAATCTGAAAGTTCATTAAAAAATGTTTCTTCTTTAATTTTATTAGGTTTTATGTGATATGAAATATTAGATGATGATACACCTGAAAATGGGTCACCTTTAACAGTAAAAAATATATAATCATTTGTCGTATATGTTGCTGCAGTAAAATTTAATACTGAATATTCAACATTATTTATTAAAACAACATAAGCTGCATAATTAACCGTAACATTTCTTAAATCATTAGTAGAATTAAAACTATCAATAATATTACCATTTTTAAGTATGTTTAATTGATAATTATTTTTAATAAATGTTGTGTTTACTCTAAAATTAGCAGTATCACTTAAATAATCATAAGTATAATTGTCGTAAGTATTTCCTATTAATGTATTATTGTTTACATCTAACGCTACATTACTAAGAAATAAAGATGCTGGCCATTTAGTAATTATATTTTCTAGTGAAACCCTTACGAATTCATTTAAAGAACCAAATTGAGCATTGTATTTTAAATTACCTTTATCTAAATTAAGTAAAACACCAGCATTATTAGTTAATAGTTTGTTTGCATCAGCAAGAGTTAAATCTAAATCAGTTAAAGAAACAAAATTAGAAAATTTATTTGTGATAAAAAATTTATCACTTTTGGGGTCCATGTTAGTAGTAATATTGAAATTACCCATCGTAAACAATGGAGTTCCACCTTCACTAGCTATTTGTAAACCAACTAGGTCAGGGCTAAAATTTCTATATTCGATACCGTTACCAAAAAGTTCTCTTTTTGCGTAACCAACTACCTTAACTCTAGGATTATCACTCATTATTTATACTTATATTGTTGTTATTGTATTAAATGTTTTACTAAAATCAACACTTTTTAATGCTTCTCGTACTTCAAATAATGGAGTACCAGTATATACGTCTTTTATCTCGTATAAGTTGTATTGTTTATAAATATCATTATTAAAATTATATATAGTATAAATTCCATCATCAAGTGATTTTGTTTGATTACCAAACATAGCAAACGCAAGTGTTTCAACATCATGTTGTACCATTTCAATTTCAACCATTAATGGATTAAAAAAAGTGTTGGTAATAATCACTTGTTGATTTGGTTGCCCTATAAATGGAAACACATTTGGGTTGACATTTGATGATGAACTTGGTGTTACTGTACAATATGTAAGAGTTGAGTTATCATTGAATCTATAACGAATTGCTTTTTGACTTGTATTGGTAAGATTTTGATTAACTGGTTCTGCTCTATTATTAGATGTAATCACTCTAAAAAAATTATTTATTTTAGCATCATTTGTATTGGTTGTTGTATTTAAATATTCTATTCTATAACCAACCAAACCATTATTTTCAAATCTATTAGCAAAAGCTGTTGGAATGCTGGAAATATCAAAAACTAAACCTTTGGTATCTGGATAAGCTGACAATACACCTACATCAACAATTCTAGTACGAATTTCAATTGGTTTAATTACTATTGTATAAAACCCTTTAGTCCCAAATTTATCTGTTGGTAATTTTAGAGTATACATACCACCAAAAACTTCAAATGTAGATACACCTGATTGAACTCTATTTGGATTATTTACTTTAATCAAAACTTCATTTGGGTCTAATTTTTGTAAAGTTGTATTACCAATACTATCTCTAGATGCTGAAAAATGATAAAATATCTCTACATCATCTGGTGTTATATCTGCTGGTCTTACTATACCGTATGTTCCATTTGCCATTTTATTTCTTTATTAATTTTTATTATTGTTTATTTAATTTATAAAATCCATTACCATAACGTGATAATTCATTTAAAGCTTTTATTTCTGATAACCTTAAATGTTTATCCATAACTGAAGTTATACCTCGTTCTATAAATACTTCGCTTTTCACTTCTGGCGGAAAAATTATTCCAAATAAATATTCTTCTTTTGTTATTGCGGATAATGAACTATTTGACATGTTAATACCCTCACAAACATAATTAAATTGAGTGATTGGTATTGTAGAGTTAATACCGTTTAATATCACCCGTCTAGTTTGGCCAGTATATTCTATATATTGTAAACCATTAATTTGATTAGTTGTTCCAAGTGTCGAACCTGTTGGTGTATCAAAAACATAAATTCTGGGTTCACCCATTGAATGGATTCTACTTACACCTGAAATAGCTAAATTAACATAATTGTAATAATTAGCTCTTTCCATATCAAAACCAACTTTAAATGGTATCTTAGCATCATATGACCTTAAGTCTTCTAACTTACTGTCAGTATAACCCGTAATTTTAAAATTTAAAGAGTTTATTGCTGGATAATTAGTATAACCAGAAAGTGATACTTGTGGTATTCTTAATATTTCTTTATTTGTTAAACTATAAGGGTTTGTTGTGTATGTCCCACCTGTATAAAAATTAAAATCAATTATATTTAAATTAAATAATTTTTGTTTTAATATTGAATAATCAGGTATTGAACTAGACTCAGTTTTAGCGGAATATTCAATATCAGCAAAAATACCCATATTATCCATTGATTGGGTTAACATTACATTTACATAGAAAGTATCAGCAGTTAATTTACCCCATGTTTTACTATTATAGGTTCTATCAATACTATCTTCTAATAATATTTTTTTTTTAAATACTTCCATTATTTTGCTTGTATTTGATATAGGTTAATTATTATATCGTTACCAACATAATTAACATTATTTGATGCAGTAACAACATTTCCAGAAGAATCTAAATTTCCTTGATATAAGGAATCAACAGTATAATAATAACCTGTAATGTCTCTAGTTAATATGTATCTAGTATATAATTCATTCACTACTTTATCTATTTGTAAGGGTGTTTGTAAATTCTTAACCATAAGATTAGTTGATTTACCAGTTTTAGCATTTTTAAAACTAGCTCTCATATATAAATATTTAGATTCACCTATTTTTAACTCATCTCTATAATCATATAAATAATAACCTTCAGAAAAACCCTTAGGTTTAAGTATAGGATTCATAACAATAAAATGTAATTTAACTTCATTTGCTGGTACTGGTTGTCCAGGAATACCAACAATACGATTATAGGTATTAAGTTGTTGTGCATCAGTACCCAATAAATCGGTATCATTTAATTTAGAATAAATAGTGTTATAACTAATAAGTCTTTGTGTCATTGGGTTAGGTGAATCAAAAAATGCCATATAAATAAAACTTTCTTTGAAACAACTTTTTTCATATTTAATATCATCATCAGCAAAACCTATTGCTTTATAATCTAACCCCCCATTTAAATCTAAATTATATGATATGGTAATTAAGGGTTTAGCCTGTGAATTTAAAGGTAAATATCTAACCTTATCATAATCAGAAATAGGGTTAATTGCATTTTCTACTTGTACATCAACAAACACTCTATCTATTAATTCAGATTGACCAATTTCTTGACTTTCTAAACTAATAGGTATGTTTATAGTAGTAGCTGTTGTACCACTACTTATAGTAGTTAAATTTATTTGATATCTAGCAAACATCTTCTTCTGAATTAATTGTAAATTTATCGGTTATTTTTTCACCTATAGGGTCAGCTGGGAAATTAGTATAAAATAAATCCCACATATTAAATGGGTCTTGTCTTTTTACATAAAAACAAAAATTATCATATAAATAATGTGTACCATTAAGAAATGGATAGTCTAATGGTTTTATATTAGTTTCAGCAAATCCTAAGTCTAATAAATCCCTCCAAATAAATCTACCATCACCCAAATCAATAGCATACGTTGGCATATCTACAGTTGTAGCATTACCAGTTTCAATATAACTAGAAAAATTTCTAATTTTAATTTGGTGATGTGCTTTATAATAATAACCTTCATATCTAGGTCCTAATGTTAATGGTTCAGTTATTAATGTCCCACCATTTAATGGGGGTGGTTGGAGTTTATTAACAGCATTTAAAATAGCTGGTGTTTCTCTATTTATTGTGTTAAACCTATGATGAACATCAGATAAAACTACTTCAATCAAATCATTAGTATTAAACTCAACTAAATCACCATAAAATAAATCACCACTAATTAAAATATTTGATTCTAAAGGTGTGTATGATTGAAACGGTGCTGTCCCACCATTATGAATTTTATTGATAACTGGTAACCCTGTTAAATAACTAAAACTACTTCCAGCGTTATTAAAGTGTTCAATAAATGGTGTTTCTAAACCTGAAGATACTCTAGTAAATAAACTATTACTATCTGTTTTTATAATAGTTAAAAATATTTCACTTAGTGGTCTACCTAAATTATCTGTTAAATCACTAACATCAATATCTTCATTAAAAGCAAATTGTATTATTTTATCATAATAAACATTTTCACTAAAACCTAAAGCATATGTTTCATAATCATCAGTTTCAATAACTGGTGCGTATTTTGTTTTTATTTTTTTAAATTTTCTAAAATAATATTGAGAATCTTTACCATTTACTACTTTAATCATTCTAGTATCAAAATCTATAGTACCTGTGTTTGGTAAATCTAAAACAAAATAAAAATCTTTTAAATCACCATTATCTAATCCTGTTCTAATAACAACACGTTCTCCATCAAAACCATTACTACCTACAATTCTAACAATATCACCAATTTTAAGGTTGTGTTTACATGCCAAACTAAAAGCAGTCATAGGTCTTGTTGCTACAAAACATGAAAGTTTATCAACTATTAATAAACCACCGTTAACCATATAATGTGTTGTATCAGCTGATGCTGGATATGTAATAGTTAATTCCCAATTTTTTAATTGTGTTGTTTTATCAGCTAATTGTGTATTACTAGGCTGATAAGGAAATGTATCTGGTATAAAAGAAAAACGTTCTCTTTTTGGTTCCATATCATAAAAATCACAAAAACCTGCAAGTGTTTTATCTGGATTTAAATGACCAAACCACCCATCTATCTCAAGTAGATTATTTTTAAATGATGTTTGATATGTATAATCGCTTTTATCAGCTACATCGTAATCTTTTGGATATGATGTATCCAAAAATGAAATATCGTTAAATGTAGACCAAGTAAATGCGTTATTTTTAAGGTTATCGTTTAAATTGAATAACGCATTAGAAACCGTTGGGTTAATTGACCCAATGACTCTATAAAAACTACTTCTATTTCTTTCAGTATCAAATCTATCACCAGCATTAACAGTTTTGTTTTTTTCGTCAGGTGGTAATAATCTTTCTTTAGTGTTTAAATTAATTTTTAAATACGTGTCGTCATTTACATCTTTTTTTGATGTAAAACCATTAAGCCTTTGTTTTAATCTTTCTATATCCATCTTATCCTATAATATTAATTACACATCCATTTTTATCAGTTACGGTATTAACATAAACTAAACTATTGTTATTATATGTATATATTGTTCCAGCAATTATTGTACCCACACCACCAAGTGTTAAAGGAGCCATACCACCATCAACTCTTAATTTGTGTGCATAATTTCCTGCACCCAAAGCACTTGTGACTATTGTGTGACTCATTGTATCAGATGGTAAAGTAACAGTTGCTTGATGCCAACCACTTGTTGGATAAACACAACCTTTATTATCAGTTATTTTAACATAAAAATCAACTTTGTTATTAGTGGTACCTACTTTAGTACCTTTAAGTGTTACTAACCCAGTATAATGTGTAAGTGTTTGCGATGGTGCTGTTAAACTCTCAACACGATATTCAATAGTATAAGGTGCTCTATAAGTAAATCCTCTATCTAAAGCAGTGATGCTAAACGTATAAGTTCCATTATTAGAATCACATTGCCTTAAGTTATGATATATAGCTTCTAATGCTGCTGTGTAATTAGTTCCTAAACCATCTTTAATATATGGGTCACTACCAATATCTGGTGGTAATGTCATTTCACTTACTTCATAAACAAGTTCATCTGAATAACATGGTGGAAGTGCAGTACCATCTGTATCATAATGAACAATAGCATCAACCCAAAATCTAATTATTACACCATCAGTTGAGTTAACAGAAGTTCTAGGGACATTTAATATATATCTACCACCTGTATATTGTAATGGGTTAGCAATCCAAGTATCTCCAGTATCCACACTATATTCAACATTCACATTACCTGAAGAAACACCTGCAGTAATATCAAAAGGTATTTTATATTGAGTAACATCACATTGTGTTGAAATATCTGATTCAATTGTTGGTTTTAATATAATCAATTCTGGATTTTCGTCAATTATATTAACAGTTTGTGTTTTTGCAGAACCAATAGCATCAACAACAGTTACCGTATATTGACCTGATGGTACACCAGTTGCTAATAACCCAGATGCAGAATAATCTTGACCAACTATTGTTGTTGTATATGGTGCTACACCACCTTGTATTTTTAAAGCAATTTGACCACTATTTTCACCATAACAATGAACATTCGTTCCAGTATATGAAAGAATTAAAGTGCTAGGTCCAGTAATTGTTAAACCAGTAGTTGTACATGCTGTTACTGGAACTGATTCATCGTAAATTGTTAATGTATAACCAACAAGGTCATTAGCTAAACCACCCAATACTAAATTACTACTTGCCAATGCAGGTCCACTAATTGTTGTACCTTGAGAATTTTTAAGTACATAATTTATTGAACCCTTACCACCACCAACGTTTGCTATTGTAATTGCACCATCACTATCATAATCATGTGTTAGCATTTTTGAAACATAACTGTAACAATATAATGGTGTTGGACCATTTACAGCAACTGTATCACTAACTGGTACTCCTAATGCATCTATTGCCGAAATTAAATACGTTCCAGCAAATAAACCACATATCTTGGTATCTAAATTACTTGTACTTACTGTACCTGTTTTAGGTGTAATATTTAATGGTTGACCTTGTGGGTCATTTAAGCCTGTAAGTGTATAATTAAATGGTCCTATACCGCCAATAAATGAAAATATGGTACAACCAGTACCTAGATTTAAATTATCTGGGATTGAATTTGATTCAATTAAAATACCATCTTTTTGTGGTTTAATACAACTAGCAAAGAATTTTTTATTCATTTTATCTAAACCAGTATTTCCTGGTTCTAACCCAAAATAAAAATAATATGAATGGTCAGGTTGACCAAATGAATTATCACTTACTGGTGCATGATTAACACTAACGTTTCTAAAACTTACATAATCAGCACCGTTTTCAGTTGGACTAACTTGATTGTAATCCCCTATAGCTGGATTTTTTGCTAGATTAAAATCTGTTAAATATCCTCCTGATGGAATTGAAAGACTATTTAGACCAATCCATGGGGTGTTAGATTTATTTAAACCATAAAAAACATCTCTAACCCACTTACCAAAATTATCATCGATATCTACACTACTTATGATACAATCAGCTTGATTTAATATGGTGTTATTATCAAGCAAAGAGAATTCAGTTTGGTCAACATCAACACCCATTTCACAAATATGTCTAACATTAATACATTGTCTAGAATCTACATGTAAACCTAAACAATTTATATCAAAGAAATTACCACACGTATTACCCCCAATATCAACCATACCAGAAGTTTCAACCACTTTTTGGTCATCAGTTAATTCTTGTGTATCTGGTGGGACTTTAAATGATGTAGGTATTAATTGTTTTTGTATCTTAGGAATACCTTGCCAATCACATTCAAAAACTGAACCTAAATTAACTAACTCAGTTGCAAATAATCTAAGATTTGTATCTCTTGTAGTTGCAGCATAATAAAATTCATTATCTACTTTTTTAATAAGCCCCTCATTAATTGAAGCCGACCTAGTGTTTTTATGCGAATCTGGTCCACTTCTGAAACATGTATCCATTAACACACTACCATAACAATTATTATCAGCAATCCCATTACCATTTCCATCAACACCACCACCAGCAATATCATCACAATTTGACTCACAGAATTTTTCTGATTTATTTTTTCTTTTTTTATATTTTAACAAATAACTAAATAAACTACCATTTACCCAATCATTATAAAAATCAAATTGGAATAGGTTAAGTGTTCTAGCCATTTCAAAAGCAACACAATCCCCTAAACCACAATCGATACCGTTATGACCAAAACTATCACCAGGATAATAAGTAGGGCAACTACCTTCATCACATGCAGCACCAAATCCTTTACTACTCTTTTCACAACCAGGTGCATAATTATAACCATCATCAAATGGACACGATACAACAATACATGGAATAAAGTTTATACTATCTCTTAATTTACACGCCCATTTGAATGGTCTCCATTTCCATATTTTAACACCACAAAGAGTATCAAAAAAATCTTTAACAAGTTTTAAGAAAAAGTTAATGATAGGGTAAATAATTTTATTCATAAAATAAATTATCACAATAACAATATACATTATTAAACAAATAATGAAAAATATTGGACTGAGTTCTGTATTAACTCTATTATAAGGAAATGCTACTTTACTAGTATTTTCAGTATCTTTAATAGCTGTAGCTGCTCTACTTAAAGCACTTGTAAAACTATTACTTCTTTGAAATCTACTAATGAAATTACTTACTGTATATATTTTGTTCCAATGTAAATCTCTAAAACTATAGTCTTTTGTTTTAACCCCAAATTCATAATCAATTTCAGAAGTTAGCTTAGGGTTATTAGGAACTAAATATCTAGCTCTTGTTCTAAGTCTTCCTTCACCACCATCATTAGTCATTCCAATACTAAACCTTACTCTAGCCCTTGTTGGTATACCTTTATCAGGGTCTTGTGATAAAATTAAGTTACCATTTTCATCAGTAACCATGTAATCTAAATTCATAGGTACTTGATAGGCCCATGCACCGTATTCGTCAATAAGTTCTGAACCATCGACATTAAACTCTTCTATTTTATTATCAAAGGTTCTTCTAATCATACGAATAGTACCTTCGTTGGTCATTTGCTCTTCTAAAAGACCTAATTTTTTTCTAGGTCTACATCTTTTATTTACACTGTGTTTATCTTTATCACCAAAGATACTACCCATAAAAATAGCCGCTGGTGTTATATCATAATTTAAATCTAAATCTAAACGAGTAATTCCAATTTCATAACTTTCTATGTCACCCCAAAATGGTTGTACATTAACACCAGAATCAAGGCTTTTTATTTGTACCAACTTATCTAAATTTGTACCACTAGAAAATTTAGTTGTTGAATCAAATCTAGAAATACTAGCACCCTTAGAAATCATATCATAAGGTCTTTGTGATGCAATACCAATATCTGAAATATCAGCATCTAAATGGACAGTATAGTTACCTAATGGCACACCAAATATCATAAAATCCCCAGCATAATTAGTAGTTGTTGTAAATTTATAATATTTACAATAAACTTCTAACATAGCGTCATTATCTAAAACTTCTCTTTTTGATGGAAATGTACCGACAGGTGTAAAACAATCATTTTGTGAATCCGAATCCTGTGTTAGTAAATTATATCTTATACCATCACTATTTTTATCACTTATTTTTTCATAAGGGTATAAAGCCTTTTTAAGTGTATCGTTTTTATCTATGTCATCTAAAGGTATAAAAACACTTACTTTAGCATTTGGAACCCCGAATCCATTATTAATAATTACCCTACCAACAATGACACCATAATCTGAAGAAAATCGTTTATAAACATCTTCTTGATTTATATTCAATGATAAAACTTCTAGAAAATCAAAATCTTGTTCTAGTTTAATTTTAACATATTTATCACCACCATTAGGTGTTGTTTTTATTCTTATCGCTTTTGACATTATTTACTATCTTTATTTGTTATATCATCAACACCAACCAACACAAATTCATCTGAATTAGCTTCTTCCCACTCTGCCTCATCATCGTCATCATCATCGTCATCATCGTCTTCGTCAGCATTATCTTTGGCTACCTTTTTCATAAATTTAGATACTGAAACGAATAATGGTTTAATATCTATATCTTTAGTTAATACTATTAATTTAAACATATAGTAAACTATCATTAAAATTATTATAGGTAATAAAACTAAAGCTATAGCAAATCCTAATAATTTTATTGAATAATGAATTACATCACTTATTATGTTTAATTTAGGTTTATTTTCATCATTAGATGATGAATCAACACTTTTTTTTGTTTTACAATTACAACCCATGGTTTTATTATTTAATTTTTATTATTTAGGTTAATATAACTTAAATAATAAATAAGGAAATATTATTTTACCCTAACAATAATATCAGTAGTTGGGTTTTTAATTTCAAACATACTGATTGGTTCACCAAAAAGAGTATAATCTGAAGAAATATCTACTTCTCTAGTTGTAGCATCCGAATAAGGTTGTGAAATTTCATTAAGACTATATTTACCTTGACCTACGTTATTATAAACTCTTAAGTCAATAACATTTAATACACCACCAACATTATTAATAGTTTCAATCAATGATGATAAATAAATGTTATCACCCATTTGATATTTATTTATATCCATATATGATTGTACATCTGATATTACTTGGCTAATTATTTGACCTTGTGGTTGTTTTTTATCAATCATTAAATCAATTTGAAACCCTATGTTTATAATTCTACCATTAGTAACTTCAACATAATCATTAATCATTCTATAATCAGCTAAATAAGTTGAAATATTATCTCTAAGTACGCTAGTTGATTCATTTGTTAATTTCCCATTAGCATCTAAACTAAGTATATAAACTTTAATTTTATTTTGTTGTTCAAAAACACCACATCTAAATGGAACACCAAAATTACCAGGCATTTGAGCTATTTTAGTGTGATAATCTTTAATAGTAACAGCTCTATTTTGTGACGCAAAATTATATCTTACAAGATTTCTAATTTCTTCTACACTAGGAGTATCTTTTCCACCTAATGCTGGGAATGCGTTATTAACTTTAATTGAATTTTTAACCGCTGCATTTATTGCTGGGTTAGTACCATTAACATTCATATTCATTATACCAACACTAGTTAATACATTTGGTCCAACATTACTATCTGAACCACCACCAACTCTATATTTAACGAACATAGTAGTATTTGATGTTGGTGTTATACCTAAAGACATATTATTAATGAAATCACCAATTTGATTAACCAAAGCAGTATTAGTATCAAAATCACAAAGACTACTAGTATCTTGTGTTCCACCACCTAATATGATTTTAGTAAAACCTAAATC